GTCTGTAACATACTGACTCTTCCAATTTTAAAGTCATCATCAATTATCTGAGTACAAGTAGGACATTCATCATGAGTTTCTAAAAACTTAATATCTTTTTTTGCATGTTTTAGTTCTGCATTTATCTCTGCTTTATTACTTTCAAGATCAGAAATTACTGCTCTTTGATCATCAACGTTATCTAATTCTTTTTGTAATTTATCTAATTCTAATTTATTTTTTTCTCTTTCTTTTTCTAATCCTTTGATCAACGCATCATTCTGAGTGATCTTAAGTTGTTTCTCATCCTGTCTTGTTTGATTAACTGCTGTTAGAGAATTAAGTAATTTTTGTTGAGATTCAACTTTCTCTTTCGCTAGTCTCAACATGTGAGCACAATCTTTATTCTGACTATTCGCTGACCTTACTCTGTCTTTCAACAGATGATTCATGTTTGAGAAGATATTGATGTCCAATAGATCTTCGATAACTTCTCTGCGGTGAGGTGCGGATAGTTGCATGAAGGGGACAAATGTGGATGAACCCAAGATGACGACTTGTGTAAAGGACTTGAAGTTGAGTTTGAGAATTGTTTGTTCAAGATATTTCTGCGTGTCCTTAACCGCAGCGTCTTGGTCAATGAGTTTGTTATTGTGATAAAGTTCAAAGACATTTGGTTTGATACCTCTAAAAATACGATAGTCGTCTTTACCAATAGAAAATTCCAGTTCTACTTTGGTAGACTTTTCATTGATACTATTTACCAGTTGTCCTCTTTTTATCTTACGGAAAGGTTTATTAAATAAAGCAAAACAAAGTGCGTCTAATACAGTAGACTTACCTGCACCATTTAGTCCAATAATCAAAGTTGATGAACTGTCTGTAAAATCAATTTCAGACCATTGATCACCTGTGGAAAGAAAATTCTTCCACTTAATTTTTTCAAAAACAATCATTTAATCAAATTTTGGAATAGTCAATTCATCAGATTTTATTATAGCATAGTTATATCCATAACTGTCACAGTTCATAGCAATTATATCTGTGTCTACTTCCATTATATCCCATGGACCTCCGTTCGCTTCTTTTGCTTCTAACAATGTCATATATCTAACAGCATCATCTTCTTCTTCAAAGACTTGTACTGTTTTTATTTTGGTTTTGTCTTTTACTGCGTAGACACCACCTCTTTCTTTTTGAGTTAGAATAAACATTATAGTGCACTTGCCTCGACGTATAGCGATCTCATAATATTTTTAATATTACTTTTGTTCGCTTTGATATCTATCTCATCTATGTAGGTATCTAATAGAGTCATAGTATCTTCGGTCTCTACAACAGATCCATTCTCGATTCCCACACTTATGTCTTCAATAATTTTAAGATCTGCTAAACCAATATCTTGTAGTTGTCTTACTCTGTAATCAAACTTAGAATAATCTCCTTTATTTTCTACAATTAATTTGACGAATGCTCCTTCCAATTCTTTCTCATCTGGTAACTGAACTCCAGAATCATAATGAAGCTTATAAAAAATATCAAAGGGATTTCGGTAAAAAGTAGTTCTGAGAGTTTCTGTGTCGAAGACATGGAATCCTCTTTTGCATTTGTAGTCATTCCAATAAAGTTGATATGGGTTTCCTAGATAATAGATATTATCTCTATGTGATTTTTGATGATAGTGTCCTGTAAATACCTTTTTAAATTTACTTACAAATGAAGGATCCATTCCATTTTCCATGTAATGACCAGGATGTGCTTCAAAACCATTTAACTCTAGATGTCCCATGGCAACTGAAGCAGGGCTTTGAGTTATGGTATAAAGAGTTTTATCATAGTTATCATCACATATCCAAGGAATAAAACAGATATCTAATCCACCAAAATTAACTGTGCATGGTTCATCATACACTGTAATGTTATCATAAGAACCAAGTAGTTCTTTAGGAGCATTTACTCTTAAAGTATTTTTATAGTAGATATCATGATTACCAACAATCATATGCATCTTTACACCCAACTCTACGAGAGGGTCAAACCACATTTGTTTTGCCTCGTTTAGAGACAAGAAGTTGATAGATCTACGTTTATCAAACGTATCACCAAGATTAATTACAGTATCAATACCTGATGCTTTAATAAATGGAATTACAATTTGACTATAGAATTTTCTATAGTGATTAATAAAATGTACATTGTCATTTCTTACACCGAAATGTTGATCAGTAATTAGTAATAGTTTCATCCGAATCTTGACATTGGTGGTTGTGATCCTGTAAGAGCACGAAAGAAAAAAGTTAGTGTTAATCTTTCTTGATCTTTACCAAAGGTTCTGGTGCAATGATATGCTTGACTATCGTAAGCAATCATACGATTAAAAACATTTTTAAATGAGATAGACAGATCATATTGACTTTGTACTCTATTATACGCTTTTTCATAGTCTTCGTCAAGCACTTCTTCACCACTGTAATGTTTTTGTTTTATTTGTGTATCTTCATCCTCTGTCCATGCGTAACCATTTTTTTCAATATAGATGTCAGTTCCTGTGTCTCT